CTGGGCCGGGCATCGGAAGCTACGTTGTCTTTTCCTTTAACGGCACCCTTTGGAGGGCAGAAGCTCGTTGTACTTCTTCTGGCACAGGCGTGGCTGCTAATCTTTCGGTATTTGCTACAAGTTAATTTGTTGGGCGGGGGCATAAATGCTCCCGCTCCACCACAGGAGGTTTAAATGGCTGATGCTGTAACTGCTACAACAGTACAAGACGGGCCTAAGAAAGCCGTTATATACTGTACAAATACAAGCGATGGATCGGGTGAGGCCGCTGTTGTTAAGGTGGACGTTTCCGCGCTTGCGTCCTTACAGGACGGGACGGCTTGTACCGGTGTACGCATTCAAAAAGTTACGTTTAGCAACGTTGGCATGAGTGTCAAACTTCTTTGGGATGCATCTACGGATGTTATAGCCGTGGAGCTACCGGCGGACTATTCAGATACTTTAGATTACTCGGACATGAGCGGTCTTCCTAATGTGGCGGCTTCTGGCGGCAACACTGGGGATATCCAGCTTACTACGCTGGGTCATAGTAGCGGCGACACGTACTCAATAGTTTTGCACTGTCTTAAAGATTATTCTTAGGGGTCTGGTGTAACAGGAAAGGTTTCTCTTATTATGACTGTTTCCGGGGCTAAAGACTTTGAGCCTAATGTAGCGGATTACGTTGAGGAAGCTTTTGAGCGGTGTGGGCTAGAGTTTCGGACTGGGTACGACGCTGTTACCGCACGCCGGTCTATGAATTTTCTGTTCGCGGACTGGGCTAATCGCGGACTGAACCGGTGGACCATAGAACAGGTCAGCCAGACCATGGTCTCTGGGATTTCCCAGTACCCTGTCGGAACCATTACGGCCACCGTTGGAGCGTCTACCAACCTTGTTATAGGTAACACCATTACAGGGGCCCTTAGTGGTGCGACTGCTGTGGTCTTAACCAAGCCAAGTTCCACTACCATAACCTTAAGCATACCCACGGGGACGTTTACGTCAGGCGAGAGCATAACAAGTACAGCCAGTGATGAATCTGGTGTTAGCACTACGATTACCGCAAACCCCAGTATAAGCGACGTTCAAGCCACCGTAGACATATTATCTGCCGTGATACGACGGGATGACGCCGATATATCTGTTAGCCGGGTCAGCCGGGACGATTATTTGAGTATAGCAACCAAGTCCACTACCGGGAGACCCACTCAGTTCTACGTTGACCGGCTTATAAAACCCGTTGTTAAGGTGTGGCCTACTCCTGAAAACAGCACTGACGTCATTATATACGACCGGCTTGTACGAATAGATGATGCGGGAGCATCTATTAACACCGTTGAAATACCCTTTCGGTTCTACCCGTGTCTGGCAGCCGGTCTTGCGTACTATCTTTCATTGAAACGCGCCCCCGACCGGGTGCAGATGTTGAAATCTGTGTACGAAGAGGAGTTCCAAAGGGCTGCGGAAGAGGACCGGGACCGCGCAAGCTTTAGCATTGTGCCATCCTACAGTTATCTGAGTGCTTCGTAATGGCTCGGTATGCTTCAAATAAACACGCTTTGGGTATCTCGGACCGGTCGGGTGCTGCGTATAAGTTACGCGACATGCGGAAAGAATGGACGGGAATGCTTGTCGGCAAAGACGAGTGGGAGCCGAAGCAACCCCAGTTGATGGTTGTTAAGACACCCGCAGACCCGCAAGCCTTGCGGGATGCAAGACCGGACAGGACGGAGCCCGCTGTTGAGGTTTTGCTTAAGTTCGATGCCTTCAAAACCTCCGGCAGTGGTTCCTCAACGGTCACCGTTACGGAACCTGGGCACGGACGGAGTACCGGAGATGTGGTCCGTTTCAGATCTGTAGAAGCCTTTGATGGTTTTACTGAAGCCTCTGTTGAGTCCTCTAGCGGGTACTCCATTACGGTTATACCCGGCACTGTTGCGACGGATAATGAGTCGTACTACTATACATTTTCTCCTAGCAGTGGAACCGCCAACGTAGGCGGCGTTTCCGGAGGGGGCGGCGTCTCCACTGCGGGTCCAGTAAGTCTGATAGATTGAGTTTTTAAAATGGCTTATACATTTACAACCCTTAAAACTGCGATACAGGATTACGTGCAAAGCACGGAAACGACCTTTGTTAGCCAGCTTCCTCGTTTCATTTTGAATGCAGAAGAGCGCATCCTGAAGGAGTGCCAGCTAGATGTGTTTAGAAAGTCTTCCCAGGGGACGGCCTCTTCCGGTAATTCCTTTCTTTCTAAGCCCAGCGACTTTCTTTCTCAGAACTCCTTAAGTGTAATAAAGGACTCCGCCAAGGAGTTCTTATTGTACAAGCAGGCTACGATGCTACAGGATTTCACACCAAACCCTGCAACAACTGGAACTCCCTTGTATTACGCAGATTGGGATGAGTCCACGTTTTTACTGGCACCGACCCCTGACACAAACTTCACAATGGAACTTCATTATTTTTATAGGCCTGAATCAATTACATTATCTTCGGACGGCACGAGTTGGCTGGGGACTAATGCAGAACTGGCCTTGTTGTATGGTGCCCTTGTTGAGGCTTATACTTTCCTAAAAGGTGAACCGGACCTTTTACAGTTGTACAACCAGCGTTTTCAAGAATCGTTGCAGTGGTTGAAGAACTTGGGTGAGGGTCTTCAAACAAGAGATCAATACAGGTATGACCGGGTCCGCAGAGAGGCCCAGTAATGCGCGACGGGTTTTCTACAGCGGCTGTTGGTAACGCTCTAGTGTTTACATCTGATAATGGGGGTCATACTCCAGAACAGATGGCGGAGATGGCTTTAAACAAGATAATGATTGTTTCAAGCAGCGCCCCACCCGCGATACGCGATCAGGCTATTGAGTATAGAGAAAAATTAAAAGAAGTGTTAGTGTTCTACATGAACAAGATGGCCGAGAACGAGAGAACCACGATATTGGCCTTGTTGAACCAGCAGGGCCACGGTGACACGGCTGAGATTATAAGGAGACTGTAATGGCTATTGGAACTTCGGCAATTTGTGGGACCTACAAGCGAGAGATAAATGCTGGCATCCATTTCTGGACAACGCATTCGCGTGGTGACGGGTCTTCCATCGCGGCGGATACGTTTAAGCTGGCTATGTTTACGAATAGCGCCTCGATAGATGCGGACACAACAGGTTACACCACTGGAAACGAAGTCAGTGGTACTAACTATACGGCGGGCGGCGCTGCGATTGCGAGCGCGACAATTGGACTTGGGGATAATAGCAGTTCCGTTCCAACAGCGTTTATTGACATGGCGGATGTGACGTTTTCTTCGGCGACTATAACAAATGCTAGAGGGGCCTTGATTTACAACGCCACGCTGGCAGCAGCAGGAACTGCGGGTGATACGACACACGCGGCTAAACCGGCGGTCTGTGTTATTAACTTTGGGGGCGACAGTTCATCAAGCGCCGGTAATTTTACGGTTACGATGCCTGCAAATGATGCGAATAATGCCTTAATCCGGATTGCGTAATGGCTTTAATCACCGGCTGGGACAGAGGGACTTGGAACTCAGGAGCGTGGAACACCCCGCTTACTGTTGAGGTCACTGGAGTTTCAGCCGCTGCCGCTATAGGAAGCGTCCGGGTTGATTTAGGTATTCTAGCGGCAGGGGTTTCAGCCGCCACCGCTTCGGGAAGTGTAAGAGTTGACTTAGGTATTCTAGCGGCAGGGGTTTCAGCCGCCACTGCTGCGGGAAGCGTAACAGTATCAGGGCTGGCAAATGTAACGCTTACGGGGGTTTCAGCCGCCACCGCAGCGGGTAGTGTTAGGATTGACCTAGAAACTTCCGTAACAGGGGTTCAGGCTGCTACGCAAATCGGTCAAGTCCTGATCTGGAATGAAATTGTTCCGGGTCAGGCTGCGGGTTGGAACCCAATAACGCAGACACAAGACCCTGTTTGGACGAAAATAGCGGCATAGGAACGACACAATGGCATCGACATTTACAACAGGTTTTGGCATAGAGAAGATCGGTTCTGGTGAACAGTCCGGTGCCTGGGGCACTACGACGAACCACAACCTCGATATTATGGATCGTATAGCCTCGTATAAAGCAGTGGCTCTTTCTGGGAGCACTCACACCCTCACAGTTAGAGAGGCCTCTCCAGGTTCCGGAACGGAGAACCTTCAGGACGGTATGTACCGGGTGATTAAGTTCACAGGTGCCTTGGGAGCTAACAATACGGTTACGATAGCCCCGAATACTGCCCCGGCCTACTTTATCTTTGAGAACGCCACTACCGATTCCGGTTCTAGTGGTCCTTACTCGGTTATCTTAACTCAGGGTTCTGGGGCAAATATAACAATTCAGAACGGCAAAAATGCCATCGTTTATTGTGATGGCGCTGGTTCTGGCGCAGCGGTAGTAAATGCCCTGTCAGATCTTCAGATTGCAACTCTGGAAGTTACCGGTGCCGCTGCGATTGATGGTGCCTTAACGGCGGCAGCTATAACTGCGACAACCCTGACCACAAGTGGAATTGTGTCGGTTGATGACACTACGACCAGCACGTCAGGGACGACAGGCAGCATTCACACAGACGGTGGGTTGGGTGTGGCAGGGACGGCGTTTGTAGCGGGTACGGCTAAGATAGTCGGCGTCACAACCCACGGTGGAAATGTAGTTTCTGATACGGATTCCACGGATGATCTAGGGACGACCTCGGTGCGGTGGAAGGACCTATTCGTAGACGCTATTACAGCCACAGATCAGGTCACTGCCACTGGGTTTACGGGGACTCTCGACGGCATCTTGGGAAGTGGCGCTGCCGCTGCGGCGACGGTGACAACTCTTACAGGTACAACAATTACGGCACAGACGGCATTCGTCCCAGACGCTTCAGACGGCGCAGCCCTTGGTACAACTGCCTTAGAGTTCAGCGATCTGTTCCTTGCCGATGGGGCGGTTATTAATCTTGGTGATGACCAAGACGTAACGATTACTCACGTTGAAGACACAGGCATAGCTCTAAACTCTAAAGACATTGCCGGTGTAACCAGCATTAACGCTGGTCCGCTAGGCGGTCGTAGGAATATCATTTTTAATGGCGATGGTGCAGTCAACCAGCGTCATGGCACAGCAGCTACTACAATAATTAATACTTATGGCCCCGACAGATGGCGTACTTATGGCGGCGCATTGGGGTTTGAGTGGAGGACAAAATCTGACGCTGGCGAAGGCAGTGGTTATTATATGCGATTTCAAAGAACAGCAGATGATACGCAAACAAACAACACAGGTATAGCGCAAGGTTTAGAAACAAGAGACAGCACATATTTAGCAGGTCAGGAAATTACTTTATCATTTCGAGCTAGGGCTGGTGCTAACTGGAGTCCAGCATCAGGTAGGTTAACTGCTACTGTTGTTGGTGGCGAAGGCACTGACCAAAACCCGGTGGGTATGACTAATACCGACAACATAGTAAATTTTAATGTAGATATGTCTGCTGGTTCATCTTTTGCTACTTTTTCTGGCTCAGGTACCGTACCAAGCGACAAAACACAAATAGGTATTCGTTTCGCTATGACTCCAGTAGGTACGGCAGGTGCTAATGATTATTTCGATATTCGCAATATACAAGTAGAGGTTGGTGGTACGGCAACTACGTTTGAACAAACACAATTTGGCGAAGAATTAGCTAGGTGCCAGCGGTATTATTATCAAACAGTATATGGCGGTAGCGACACAACACTTGCACATGGAACGGCGGCATCAGCAACAGTAGCGGCACAATGTGGTTCCACACTTCCAGTTACAATGAGAGCAACTCCTACGCTGGCAGAAGTGGGAACCCTTACAGCTTATGACGGTAGTGCAAATGGGGATATAGCATTGTCTATTAATAGTAGTTCTACAACAAATGTATCGTTTAATTGCACAGCTTCTTCTTTAACCCTAGGTAGGGCAGTTCAAATCTTGGCTAATGGTGCTGGTGATTATTTAACTTTGACTGCGGAGCTATAAGGTATGTATAAATTAACGAATAACACCAACATTATTCGCATTTCAGATGGTGCATTTATCCCCGCTGACTCTGCCAACACCGATTACGCTGAATACCTCGAATGGCTAGAAGAAGGTAACACACCGGAAGCTGCCGACGTTCCACCGGACCCCACATACAAAGAACTACGCGCCGCTGAGTACAACCTAAAGTCAACGGGCGAGCAGTTCGGAATGCAGTATGATGACGCCAAGAATAGTACGACGACGTGGGTAGATTGGCAGACTGAAATTAAAAATAGAATCCCGGAGTAATTTGAGATGCCTATTACCGCTAAGGATGTGTCTGCGCGCATAGATACGCACGAGGCGGTCTGTGCGGAGCGATGGAAAGAGACCATCGAGCGCATTAAGCGGCTGGAGATGATTCTTATTGGTGCTTGTGGCGCGGCACTTATTCTTATGGCGGGCCTTCTCTGGAAGATTTAGCCCATGGTCGAACTCTTCAATGCTGCGTGGCCGGTGCTACTCGCGATAGTTGGCCTAATCATCGTGCTGGCTAAGATGCATGGCGATATAGAAGTGCTGAAAGATAAGATTCGGACTCTGTTTGACTTAATTAATAATGGTAGGAAATGACACAGAAGAAACTACAGCCGGATAGCAAATACCAAGCCCTCGACTTAGACGGCGATGGGACTGTGTCTGACGCGGAACTAGCTGTAGTAGAGGCGTTGGAGACTGCTGAGAAGATGGATGCGCAGCGTCGGATGGCTTGGTCTGCCCTAGCTATCATGGCTTTGATGACCGGGCTTTTATTCTTTGTCGTGAGTGAGAGTAGGTTAAAAAGTATCAGTGATTTACTGGGGTTGGCGTACATCGCCTTTTCAGGGGTGACGTGCGCTTACATGGGAATGTCGGCTTACATGAGCCGCAAATAGAGGAATTATCATGATTGTATTAGATTGGATTGTTGGAAGATT